ACTTCGCCTGATACATTTGCACCATCAACACTAAACGCTGTGTTGGCTGCTACTGCATTTGACACAAAGCCAGTAACATTTGCACCATTTAAGTTGCTTAAGTTACCACCATCACCAACTAATTGTGCTTGACCTGCTTCAGCAAATACACCATTACCATAAAGTACGTTTGATGCATTACCATCTAAGTTAAGTGTTGCAATATTGCCTGCACCATTGACATTTGCTATGTCAACATTGAGTGCTATGTTAGCAACATTTGCTGTGTTAGCAACATTAGCAAAGTTTGCTGTGTTTGCATTTTCTACATTAGCGAGAGTACCAATGACTGCTCTGCTTGTTGTAACTGTTATGTTACCTGATCCTGATTCTACTCTAATTTGATTAGCCATTGTTAATTACTCCATCGCTTGTTACTAAAAATAATAAAAATACTGTTTCATCGTATTCTGGTTGATCTCCAACACTTGGAAATCTAATTTTAACTCTACCTGTAAAACATGCTGGATTGTCAGCATTGATGTCAAAGTCTGGGTCACCAGCAATTAACGCCCATTGTTCGCTATCGATTGTCATTGTAAACGTACCAGCACTATCATCACGATTTGTGATTGGCAATGTGATTGGTGTTGGGTCAATAGTATCTGCTGACATTGAGCCAGTTGCAGTTGTCAATGCTAATACTGTTCCACCAGAACTAGTTGAAATTGTAAATGTTGTTGTGCTAGTAATTGCTAACACATAGTATGTTGTAGTAGTGTCAACTCCACCAAACACTGTACCAGAAAACTTGATTGGTTTGCCTTCATACAATAATTCTGTTGAAGCGCAAGTAAATTCGTCAGTTGCATCGCTACTTGCTGTAACTGTTGCGGCACTGCGAACAAGTGGGTAGTCATTGATAGTAAAATCAAGACCAGTTCTGCTATCACAATAATCTGTGATTGCTCTACGCACGATTTGTGCTGAAATTGTTGCTCCTGTTAAATTGATTGGCGTTGAACCAGTGACCCATCCACCAGTGTATTGTACATCACTAGCCCAACTAAAGTTCCAAAAGTCTTTTTGATCAAAAACAAGTTGCTGTGCTATAATTTGTCCATCAAATCCGGCAACTTGTTGAAGAGTGTTTTGTGAAAATTTCATGTAATTACCTCTTTATGTTTACAATTATCAAAATGCTTTCTTGTCATATTTGAAGCACCACCTGTCAATCCACAATGTGGACAAGTTTTTTTTGTTTGTGGTTTTGGAACTCCAGTAAGTTTAGCAGATAATTTATTTTTTATTTCTTCCGTTAATGGTCCAGTTTTTTTACCTTTATTCCAAGGTATTCTATTAACGAAAGAATTTTTAGTATATTTTCGATTTGGTGCGGCATCACGATTGTTATTCGCATTTGTTTGAATAAAAACATTGTTTATTTCATACGCACCGCAATCATTGAAACGAGACATAACATATTGTCCTTTGTTACGACCTCGTTCTTCCCATTTGCCTGATGTTTGCCAAATATCCCACCATTGATCAAAAGTAAGTTTAAATTCAATCCCTCGATTTTTGGCTTGAGACTTTTGGGCCCAGTATTTTTCTTTAATTGATTTCATATTTTTACCTCGCTTATCTCGCTGAATGACCCCAGTGTGCTGTCTCGCAAGTCTGGGGTGTTATTATTGTTATAGTATTTATTCAATAATTAAAAAAATGTCATACATTGGCTCTATTACTAACATATTTCCATACCGAATCTGTAACAGACCAATATGCTGGTTGATAATCTTGGTCATTAACAGTAATCATGGCACCGGCGACACCTGTTATGTTTGCAATATTGGCAGCACTATCATTTGCTAAAACTACAAAAGTTGATGCGTTTACATTATTTGCATTCACGTTACCAGAATAATTTGCTAACGCATCATAAGTAATTTCACCTGTTGTTGCATCATACATTAATACATCGTTATTTGCTAAATTTCTAATTGGCTTAACAAATAATGCGTTTGCTGTTGACGCTTCTAAATTTGATCCTGTTGCATTTATAATAATACTATTATTTGCCTGACTATTTGTTCCTGCACTTCTTCCTATTGCAATAGTATTGGACCCTTGATCAATTAATCCAGAAAATGCACCAATTGCAATCGCATCAGAACCTTGATTTTGTTTTCCTGATTGCAACCCTATTGCAATTGCTCTGTCATCTTGACCAATATCAACATTAGAATCACGATCATTACCTAACATGCCAATGCCAGCGTTCTCACCTATTGCAACAGTTGATCCTCCTCTAACTAATTCTCCTGCGGCTGACCCTACAGAAACAATACCTCCAGGAACATTTGCGTCACCTAATCTTCCTGTATTTGCACCAATAAATGTGTTAAAGTTTCCAGGATTATAACCTAATTGTTGACCAGCAGAAAAACCAACGGATACTGATCTACTTGATGTGGCTTTAGAACTCCAACCAACTGCAACTGAATCTTGTCTGCCGCTAGTAGCGGCAGAGGCAGAACGCCCTACAGCAACTGACCTGTAGCCAGCAAATGAAGACAATCCTATCGCTACTGCAAAATTATTATTTGTAGCAGTTGCTCCATTTCCTAATGCAACACTATTTCCAGAAGTAATAATTAGCGTACCAGTCGAGGTTGTACCTGATACTGTTAAGTTAGATAATGTACCAACGCTTGTGATATTGGGTTGTGCGTTTGTAGTAACAGTGCCAGCCGTGTTTGCTGAACCTGCGCTTGTTGCAAATGTAGCGTTTGCTACAGTACCAGTTACGTTTGCACCAACTAAACTTGATAATCCAGAGCCATTACCTGTAAACACGCCTGTGTTAGCAGTAATGTTTGCCGCTGTGATGTTGCCATTCACTCCGAGTCCAGTTAATGTTCCTACTGAAGTAATGTTTGGTTGTGCATTAGTATAAACTGTGCCTGCTATTAAAGCATTCGCTACTTGACCAGTTACATTAGCACCTGCTACCGCATTTGCTGTATTTGCTACATTAGCAATATTGGCTGTATTTGCTGATCCTGCGCTATTAGCAAATGTAGCATTGGCAACTGTACCAGTAACATTAGCACCTACAATATTTGATAATCCAGAACCATCGGCATTAACAATACCAGGAATATTTACATCACCAGTTGTTTCGTTAAATGTAAATCCAACATTACCACCAAACAAACCTTCATCGTTGTATTGAATTTGAGTATTGGCGCCACCAGGTGTTCCATTACCACCTCCACCTGCTCCTGCAACCCAACTTAAATTGCCAGTACCATCTGTTTGTAATACATATCCATTAGTACCACCTGTGATAGTAAGATTAGCAACATTACCTAAATTTGCGCTTTGTGTTACTTGTATATTTTCTATTTGTGTTGGTTGCTGAATAACAAGTCCACTACCATCATAAATCACTGATGGGATACCACCAAATCCAGAACCAGTATTATATTGTAATTCATTAATATTGCCACCTGGATTACCTACACCACCTGATGTAATAATACTTAAATTGGTAGTTTCAACACTGACCCCAACTTGAGTTACTGGTTCAACTACAATATTAATTGGATTAGAGTCAACAACAATGTTTGCGCTAATGCTAGACATTTTACTGATACCTTACAATAAAGCCAAGTGGTTCTCTGTTTACATCTGTTAATGAAGCATTTGCTGAACTTTCTTTTTCTACTTCTAGCGTAACAATAACAAGTGTTGAGTTTGCTGTGCTGTTTGCAAGATCAACTGTTGGTGTGCTTGAATTACCAGTAATATCATCACCAATGTAAAGATATGCTGTACCAATACTAGCATTTGACCAATCAGTAATTAATGTATAATCAGCAACGTTTGGTTGTGGGCTATCAAGTGTAACATTACCTAAAATAACTTCTGTATCAAAGTTTAAGTATTCTACACTGTCAATACTATAAAACTTAGCACTTGCATTGATAGACCAAGCATTTGGGCTGAGTGCGTTTGCTGGCGCACCATTTGCAAGTGTAAAGTTAATAGGCAAAGTATATGCTTCACCTGTATAAATCTCGAGGCACTGCATTTCAGTACCAGCGATTGTCATTGTTTTAGCGCCATTTAATAATAGTGACATTTTAATTTCCTCTTATCTATTTAGTCGGGCCTTACAATTTCGTAGTCTAGCCCTTCGCTGTCTAATCGTTCTTTAATAGCATCGCATACCTTATCATATACTTTGCTGTTTGATTCTTGAAATATGTTATAACTTTTTGCCCATGCGATAAAATTATCTAAGTTTGGGTCTTCTACTTTTTCTTTATAATTAAATGGTTTCATAATATTTCCTTAAGTGCTTACAAATACTATACTACAAGACGAGATTGTAACATTTGAGTTGGGTGTGATATTTCTAATCATATATCCTGCACTAATAACACTAGCGGCATCGGATACATTTACAATACCATTTAATTCACTGTGACGATAGGGTTGATTTTGTTTTAAATTTATAGTAGTCAATCTTTGGTCTTGACCTGTATATTCATCAGGGGTTACATCAAATTCTACCATTCGATAAAATTGAATAGTAGCATCAACATTAGAAATAAATTGAGCGTCCATCACTACATCAAGACTTCCTGTTGGTGGTATTTCAGATGGTGTTGGTTGTTTAATTAAAACATACCAGTTCCAATCACCCTCTGCACGATCAGTTATTATAGAATCCCAAGGTTCCCATTGTGATGTACTTGCCGCTCGATATCCGTTTGCTGTAGTTGCAGTTGCCTGATATGGTGGATAATAATAATTCGCACCAGGATCAGTTCCTGTTATATAAAATGGTATTTGGTAATTGCCGGATCTTGCAGTCATAGCAACAGGTTGCGTTACAGTCTCGTCATCAATGTCAATAATTGCATATCCAGCACCTCCTAAGGTCTGCCACAAAGTTCCTCCTGGAACTACGGCTGCATTAGAAAAAACTAAACCATCTCCATTACTGTTTATTGAGACTAATTGTCCAGCATTACCATAAGCATTTGGAGTGTCTGTTAATTGTAGGAAAGTGCTTGCGTTTCCTCCACCCGTTCCATTAGCAGCCGCAGTAATTCTACCTGCTGAATCAACAGTTAAGTTAGTATTTGTATAACTGCCAGCAGTGACTCCAGTATTACTTAAATTATTGCTTGTAACTGTATTATTACCAATATTATTACCAGTTATTGTATTATTGGCAATGTTATTACCAGTAATAGTGCTATTAGCAATATTATTACCAGTAATAGTGCTATTAGCAATATTATTACCAGTAATAGTGCTATTAGCAATATTGTTACCTAAAATCGTAAAATTGGCAATGTTATTACTTGTGATCGTATTCAATGCGATATTCAATCCAAGTATAGTATTGTTAGCAATATTGTTACTAATAATTGTGTTATTAGCAATATTGTTATTGATAATAGTATAGTTAGCAATATTGTTGCTGATAATAGTACCGTTTGCAATATTATTACCAGTAACACCTTCTTCAATTTTAATACAAGCATTACTTAGTGCAACATTTGGTAACTTTGATAAATTAAATTCTGTGTTTGATACTATGTTTGCTACACGAGTATCAGGTTGTAATTCACCATTGCCAGAAACAATACTAACTAATCCATTAACACTTAAGTTTGGTATAGCGTCACTTGTAACTAATGTACCATTACTGCTTGCATTACACGCTTCAAATACTATTGGATCAGTAACAACACTTGGTGCTTCCCAAATAACAACATTACTTGCATCACTGCGTACACCAACTTGATCGTTTTTAGCAGTTACAGACCAATACAAATTACCTCTTGGTATTTCTGTTGCATCGATTGTTAATGTTTCTCCAGCAGTTAATGGAATACCGTTTGCGTTTGTTGCAGTTGTGTAATACAAGTGATTAGCACTATTAGAATCAAATCCATAGTTAAAGTCTAAGTATCTAACTAAACCAACGTTTGGTACAGTACCTGTTACTTCAATGTATTGAATTGATCCACCTGTTTGCAATTCTGCTAATGGTGCATCTGGCTTACCAATAATGTTTGGATCACTAATACCAATGTTATCTTCAAGTACAAAGTCTTCAATAGCGTTATCAGCATAAACAGTATCATTGTATTCAAATGCAACGATTTCAACACCTAATGTACCATCTGGTTTCTTTTCTTCAGTTACATTTTGTACTCTAAACAGTTTACCTTTACCACTGTTTAACAAGTCCCAGCCATAACGCTCATGTTTAACTAAGATTACATCACCTGCTTCTACTTGTATACCAGAATAATCACAACGAAAACTAATTGTTAAGTCTTCACGAGATTGTAGCAATCGTCTAATACCCAAATAAATTGTTTGTACTGGTTCGTTAACAACTGGGAAACTAATGTCAAGTTTATTGACTGGCTCATTGGGTGACATAACACCCTCTTGATAATCTTGAAGTTGTATAATCTGATAATCAGTTTGATCTCTGATGTCTCTGTTTGGATATGATACTTCTAGTTCGTTATAAGTTTCACTTAAGTTGATTGGGTTGATGTTAATGCCACCAACTATGTTATCACTATCAACAACAAACAAACTATCAATGTCTGTAAAGTCTGTGTAACTTTGATTGATAACTACTTTCCATTTAGCAGTTAATTCGCTGTATTGTAACCAACTATCACAACTATCAGCGATTATTCTTAAGTTTTCTAAACAGTTATTACTTGTATCTAGGGGACCATTAATGCGATATCGTGCTTTACTTGCTGGACTACCATTTGGATCAATATAATCAATTGTGTCATCGCTATAAGTGTTTAGTGCATCTAATGAATCAGTATCAATGCGAGCAAGTGGGATAGCACACCCATAACGCTCGTTAAGCATATAGTCTTTTAACACGTCACCTGGCTTGTCTATTGAGTTTGTTACTTTACATTGAATTGCACCTAAACTTGTTGTGCCTGCTTCTGTGTCATAATTAACTCTAACAATTGCAAACGCACAGTTTGTCATTGTATCAGTAGATGTCCAACGATTATTATTTGGTATGTTTACGTCTTGTAGAATTTCTATTGCAGTTAAACCACCAGTGTTTACACCAGAACTTGATCCATTAGTAAAGAACCAAATGTTTATTTTACCATTAACTTTGGTATCTGTTTCTGATGGGCTAGTGCTTTCGTTAATTAATGCTGTAACAACACCATCACTACCAAACTGTACTCGTTTACCATCATAATATACTTTGCTTAAGTCAAATGTATATCCAGAACCTGCTGTAGTGTCAGTATGCTCTGCTAGTGCAACAACATACCACATTGTTTTGTTGTCACTGCTTATTTTAGCATCAATAATGGGACCAGAAATAAATGCACTACCATAAACAACGGGTATTTTGTTGTCAGTTTCTGGTGGCAATTGTAT